GATGGATCCTGAAATGGAAGAATTGCCAACTGACTATATGCGTGGTCTTGATTTCAACATCAAGAAAACAAGTAAAGGGGGTTATGCTGATTACAGTACAAGTAATTGGGCACGTAAAGAATCTGCACTAACTGAGGCAGAACAAGCAGCCATCGAAGCGCATGGTCTGTACAACTTAGCTGACTTCTTGCCTAAGAAGCCAGGTGAAGCAGAATTGCGCATTATCAAAGAAATGTTCGAGGCATCTGTTGATGGTCAACCTTACGACAACGAGCGTTGGGGGAACTACTATCGTCCTTATGGTCTAGAAGCACCTGCAGGAGCAACCGCGGCACAAACATCAGCAGCACCGACCGTGGCTGCATCCGCGACAGCACCCGTAGCAGAATCTGACCCACCGTTCGATGCAGATGAACCTGAAACAACATCTAGTCCAGTTCAAGTTCCAAAAGCAACTCCTAGTAGTGACAAAGCACAAGACATTCTAGCAATGATTCGTGCCCGTCAGAACAAGGCTTAATCAAAAAGGACCTAGTGTCCTTTTTGCAAGGAAACATTATGACACTACCAGACGAAAGATACCGTGCCCTCAAGCAAGGTAAAAAACTATTGGAAGAATTATGCGATCCTGGTAAAACGCCTAGAGTCCCTAGCATTGTAAGAGAACGTGCTAGGGGCGCACTAAGGCATTTCCCAAATGACTTTGAGTTGGAAAGAATCGCAGACACATGCCCTGAATATCTTGACAAGATTTCATTCAGTGATAAACTATTATCGAAATAACTAGGAGAATAACTTGGTAAAACCATTTGATGTTGCGAAGTTTCGCAAAGACATTACAAAAAGTATTGAAGGATTAAGCATTGGATTTAACGACCCTACAGATTGGGTCAGCACAGGAAATTACGCACTTAATTATCTTATCAGCGGTGACTTTAATAAAGGTGTTCCTCTGGGCAAGGTTACTGTATTCGCTGGCGAGAGTGGATCTGGTAAAAGTTATATCTGCTCTGGAAACCTTATACGTCACGCACAAGAGCAAGGTATTTTTGTGGTACTCATTGACAGTGAAAACGCACTGGATGAAGAGTGGTTACATAACCTCGGTGTTGACACAGCAGAAGAAAAATTACTAAAACTAAACATGGCTATGATCGATGACGTAGCCAAGACTATCAGCGAGTTCATGAAAGGCTACAAAGCAATGTCCGCAGAAGACAAGCCTAAGGTTCTGTTCATTATTGACTCGCTTGGTATGTTACTAACACCGACTGATGTGAATCAGTTTGAAGCAGGTGATATGAAAGGTGACATGGGTCGTAAGCCTAAAGCACTTACAGCACTTGTTCGTAACTGCGTTAACATGTTCGGTAGTCACAATGTTGGATTAGTTGCTACTAACCACACTTATGCATCGCAAGACATGTTTGACCCTGATGATAAAATCAGCGGTGGTCAAGGCTTTATTTACGCAAGTTCAATCGTTGTTGCTATGCGTAAGTTGAAGTTGAAGGAAGACGAAGACGGCAACAAGGTAAGCGAAGTTCGTGGTATTCGTTCAGCATGTAAGGTCATGAAAACTCGTTATGCTAAACCTTTTGAAAGTGTTCAAGTTAAGATTCCTTACGAGACAGGCATGAACCCCTACTCTGGTCTTCTCGACTTGTTCGAAGGTCAAAGCATGTTGACTAAAGAAGGTAATCGTTTGTCATATACAACCGAAGACGGTGAGATTCTCAAATTCTTCCGCAAGGGTTGGGAAGGCAACGAAGATGGTTGCCTTGACAAGGTCATGAAAGAGTTTGAAGGAAAACAAAAATCTAAGATAAGTAATGTAACTCAACCAGAAGGAGAAGTTACAGAATGAGTTTAGATTTTGTTGCAGAAGTATGGGACGTATTACGCTCCCATATTGATTTCAATGAACGTAAAGATGCGGCTGACACACTTGTAAATCTATTGATTGAAAACAACTACGAAGCCGATGATATCAAAGGTTCGTTTCGTGGAGACAAAGAAATTCTCACAGCACTAAAAGATTATGTTAGTGAACACGAAACCGAATACGAAGATTACGACGAAGAAGAAGACCTAGACGAAGATTGGTAATAAATGAATTGGTATACAAAAGTAAGTGCAAACATTGGACTTATACCTGATTTCATTTTACACTACGAGGCAGAACTAGCACAAGCTAAAAACGATGTACGTATCTATGGCAACATAGAAAAGAACATCGCTGCCTTGCCCGGTGTAACTGAACACCGTTTCAATCAACTACAAGAGATTGAGGCGGTGTTGAATTACCTCAACATCCAATTACGTAAAATTCGCAGAAAGCACTTTCAAAAGTATTTGGAAAAATACAATCGGCAACTCACAAGCCGTGATGCTGAAAAATACGTTGACGGTGAGGATGAAGTTATTGATTACGAAACCATTATTAATGAAGTTGCCCTGTTACGCAATAGATGGTTGGGTGTAATGAAAGGACTCGAAGCCAAACAATGGCAAATGGGCCACATCGTTCGCTTACGCACAGCGGGCATGGAAGATATCTCAATAGGTTAAATTCATTTTGACTTGAGATATTTTTTGATTTATAATAAGACATTAACAACTCTTGGGGCTATTAATGTCATCACATGTTACAAATAATGGTATAACCACACTTTCTCCTCTCACACTTACCTCAAATGGTGCAGCTGGTTCTGCTGGAATCTTAGCTCAAACCATTTCATTATCTGATTTTGGGATTAATCATATCACGCAACCTCACATAAAGAAATACGAGATTTACGAGTTTGACGAAGATATTTTGGCAATCAGTGTTGCTTGGAAAAGATTACGTGAAAAAGGAGTCTCGCCTGCATCACGTATCACCGATTATGCTATTCGGAAACATGTAACGCATGAAGATAAAGAAAAGGCAAATGAAATTGCTGATTACTACAGCAAAAAGATTATGATGCTCACGCTCAAGGGCAAAACTAATATGAGTATGTACCGAAAAGACCTTACTAGTTTTGTTACCGGTGACCGTATGAAAATCACTGATAAGTTTTTCGGTCTAGCATATCATTTACCTAGTTTCTATGAATATGATGTACAACTTGATTATGTCAAATCTACGGTGAAAACTAATCAAGATTGGAAGAATAATTCTAGCAAATATCACGCTAAGATTAACCAGTTAACTGTTTCTCCTGTTAAAAAATTTAGGAGAAAAACTAAATCAGTTGACACAATGAATTATTGGTTTAAAACTGATAATGATATTGGATTATTGATTCCGGTAAGCAATAATAACTCTTTAAGTCACATGTGGGATTATATTTACAACAATAGTACTACTTTAGTACTCGAAGGTAATACTCATTGCAAAGAGTTAGACGGATTTGAATACTTAATGCTTGGTAATTGGCACATCGCCAAAACTTGACAATAAATGGGTTCGGGCGTACAATACATGTATTGATTGATTAAAGGAGCTTGCAATGACCGAGTTTGAAACTAACTGCTACGGTATGACTGAACAAGATATCCGCGATGAATACATGAATTCCATCACTGCCAAGTTCTCGGGTCTGGAAATGGTCGTGATGGGCATTCTGTCTGACGCCCAGGAACTGTTGGCAATGGATCGTGCCGAGTCTGCCCGCAAGCAAATGAATGTTGCCAAGTTCATTCTCTCCGAAATGATGGACGCAAAGCGCGGTTGACAATAAATCATTTTGGTCATATAATAGTCTTTTGTTAGGAGATTTCATGTCTGTTATTCGTGTTCTGTCTGGTTCTTATCGCAACGAACCCGTCAAAGGTGAGATTTTCACACTTGTTAAAGGTTACCAACTTGGTAGCAAGGGCGGTTTCGTTACTGTTAAGAATGAAGGTCAGTTCCCTGGTCGCCCGGCTCAGGTCCGTGTCAACGTTGACAATCAGGAACAAATTCAATTCATGTCTGGTAAACCCGAAACTGTAGAAACCCCTAAAGAAACTGACGAGCAAGCAATGGATCGTATTGCTAGCCGTTTTGCTGTCCTCGATGAAATGTCTGCCGCATGTATCGCAGGCAATATTCGTGCTATGATTGTCACTGGTCCTGCTGGTATCGGTAAGTCGCATGGTGTGACCACACAGATGGAAAAGGCATCTATGTTTGACAAGATTAGCGGCAAGCGCCCTCGCTTTGAAATTGTCAAAGGTGCTATTTCTGGTATCGGTCTGTTTGCTACCCTGTACAAATACTCTGATGCTAAAAACGTTCTAGTGTTCGATGACTGTGATGTGTGGGAAGACCAAGACGCTATCAACGTTCTGAAAGGTGCTCTGGATTCGGGCAAGACCCGTCGCATTTCTTGGAACAAGGATTCTCGCCTGTTGCGTGACGAAGGCGTGCCCAATCAATTCAATTTCAACGGCTCTATCATTTTCATTACCAACAAGACTTTCGATAACAAGAAGGCTAGTAAGATTCAACCTCACTTGGATGCTCTCCAGTCTCGTTGTCACTTTCTGGACCTGACTGTTGACAGTGAGCGTGACAAGATGCTCCGCATCAAGCAGGTGCATCGTGATGCCGATGGTGGTCTGTTCGCAGACTACGATTTTACTCAGGAACAAACTGATGAAATCATGTCGTTCATTCGAGACTAACCATGCTAAATTGCGTGAAGTGTCCTCTGCGTATGTGTCTGAAAATTGCTGACTTGGTTAAGATTTCCGCTAACTGGCGTGAACTGGCTAAGGCAACTTGCATGAAAGGTGCATGATTAACGCCGTGTGAAGGCAGAGGGCAACGTCAATAAGACCCTCCCCTATAAATACATAGGGAGGCACCGAAATGTTTAAATGGATTAAAAACGCATTCACTGAAGGTGTAGTAAAAATAAAATATATTGCATACGATGATTCGGTTCCCGAAGAAGAAATCGAACCATACGAAGATGTAGCAACAATAGAGTATGAAGGTGAGTATAATGAGTTTACGATGAAAAATAAACTCAGAAAATTTGTTAGACTCACCAAAAATCACCTCGTTGTTGAAATGAATGTAATTGAACGTATTGAAAACGGCAAAGAGATTGAGGATTAAAATGAGTGTTATTACTTGTTTCAAGAGTGACGTTGACGGTAAACTGTTTGAAGATAAAAAGAAGTATCAAGCCCATCTGCGTAAACTTGCAAGTGCCCGTCTTGCTGAAAAGAAAGTGGTACAGATGGAAGCCGAGCGTGAACTCTTTCTCGATAAGATGGGACAAGTTAAAAATATTGATGAACTGAATCAGTTTATCAAAGACAACTGGCGTTGGTTCTGGGCCAACGGTGCGCAACATGACTTCTATAAGTGGAGCAGCAACAAAGGCAAGGCTGCTGAGTTCCATGAATACCACGAGATTACCATCAGTGACTTGTATTTCAAAGAAGACCTAAGTAATAGTCATAGTTGCCCTCGCAAAGGTGTTCAGAACTTTGATACCCGAGCAAGCTACAACAAAGGAAAACCTACTGGCTATCCAGGTTGGAGTGGTCGTATCAATATCAAAGTCAAGCCACCAATGAGCAAGCATAAGAAAGATCCTTACATGCACGATGGCTGGGGTTCTAGTTATTTTGAAAATACCACCATCAACACCGGTAGCGGCGGCGGAGGTAGCAACAATAAAAATCAATATGTTAGCTACAGCTACGATGTTAAACTTTGGGCGGCAGACTTCCCGGTGATGTATGAAGCATTGCGTAAGGATCAGTGGGTTCAAGAAAAGAACGCAGAACGCCTTCATGTTTGGAGACAACTTGGTGGCAAGGGACTGCCTCAAAGTGTCACCGAGCAGGATATCCCAAGTGATTGGACAGTAACTGACCCTTTAAAAGGCGCATTTTCTAGAACTAGTTGGTAAGTAGATAATAGCAATTAGGGGACTTCGGTCCCCTTTTTTGCCGTTAGTATTGCATTTTGACAGTCATAAGTAATATAATATTAGAATGTCAAAAGTGAAACCAACTACTAAAGAACAATTGATACATTATTTGCTAAGTCATATTAGTTTAGGTACATATGACCGTAGGTTTCTCAGCAACCTTGAAACTGGCTTCTTAGGAAAAGGAAAACCAATAACAACCAATCAGGCTTCACTGTTAGATAAGATAGTCTCTAGGTACGCTAGACAAATATCAAAAAATGAATTAAATTACAAAGACTTGATAGCCCTAGAATGGAGCAAGCCATTAGTAGAAAGTGCCCCTGAATATACTACAGCGTATGCAGAACTTGTTGACAACAAAATAGTCATTAGAACTCCTTATAAGGCAGGATTCATCAAAGAACTACGTGCAGTTAGAACTGCTAAATGGTTAAAGGATGAACGTGAATGGCATATCAATTATAATGAGCGTAATTTAAAACTTGTCATATTTTTAGTAGCCGAACACTATGAAACAATAAACTTTTGCGAGACAATCAAAGAATTTATAGCCGAAGCAGAGAGATATGAATCTGTAAAAATCTGGAATCCTACATTGTGTAAAGCCAATGATAGATTGATTGTCGCAAGTATTAATGAGCCATTAGCAGACGCTATAAATAATATAGAAATTAAACTGACTCCCCAATGCCTAGCAAAACTGTCATCACACGGTATAGAAATCAGTGATGATTTAATGACAGACGACTTATTAAGGTTTGCAGGTTCAAACAACACCAAAATAGAAAAATCTGAGCTACATAAATTGATTGACTACCTGCCTGCAATAGGTTGCGAAAGTGTAGTATTACAATCTTCTGTATCTCATGGTCTTAATGAGCCTTATGTGGGATTAATCAAAAGATTAGAAGAAAAAAATATTAAGGTGTACTCTAAGGGAAGAATTGATAGCAGTTTGCTATCTAACTATGTAGTGCTTTACTCATTGCGTGTGGCAATGTCCGATATTGACGCACATGCTACTAAACTTATACAGGTCGTTAATAGCGAACCTGTAGATATCAAATGAAAGAATGTAAATTAATAATTAAAGATGAAGTCAATGTGAAACTTGAGGGCCTAGAATTAGGTGACCGAAAGACGTTGATGAAGATGTTCGAGTATGAGGTTCCTGGTGCAAGGTATCTTCCTAGTGTAAAATTAGGACGTTGGAATGGTAAAGTCAGTTACTTTGCATTAGGCGGAAGTACATATGTCAACTTGCTGCCTGAAATTTTACCATTGCTAGACCAAGCTGGTTACGATATTGAACTCGATGACCAGCGTGAGTATACCACAACTTTCAATTTCAACAAAGTGTCCGAGGAGACGTTTAAGCACAAACTGTGGCCAGCAAAACATCCAATGGCAGGACAGCCCGTTGTGTTACGTGACTATCAGATTGAAATCATCAACAAGTTCTTAGAGAACCCTCAATGTATTCAAGAAGTCGCAACGGGTGCAGGTAAGACATTAACAACTGCGGCATTAAGTTTAAGTGTAGAAGAATATGGTAGAAGTATTGTTATCGTACCTAATAAGGACCTCGTTCGCCAAACAGAAGCCGACTATATCAACTTGGGTTTGGATGTTGGTGTATATTTTGGTGATCGTAAAGAACTCGGACGTACCCACACTATTTGTACGTGGCAAAGCCTGAATAACATGATGAAGAAAACTAAAGCAGGTGAGGCAGAAGTTTCTATTATCGACTTTATTGAAGGTGTTGTTTGTGTCATGGTGGACGAAGTGCATATGGCTAAAGCTGATGCTCTTAAAACATTACTAACTGGACCAATGTCTCGCATCCCAATTCGTTGGGGATTAACCGGAACTATTCCAAAAGCAAAATACGAAGCACAATCATTGTTCGTAAGTTTGGGTCCAGTAATTGGTAAATTGTCTGCTAGCGAATTACAGGACAAGGGAGTACTTGCACAATGTCATGTGAATATAGTACAATTGAAAGACGAAGTAGAATTTACTAACTACCAAAGTGAGTTGAAGTATCTTACTGAAAACAGTGAAAGATTGGATGCAATTGCGAACCTAATCAACACTATTAAAGATTCGGGTAACACACTTATTCTAGTAGATAGGATTGGTGCAGGCAAAGAACTACAACGTAGACTAAGCGATTTGTTTAGTGTATTAAAGGATGCTCCTGATGTAGCGTTTGTATCAGGTGAAACTAATTTAAATGAAAGAAAAGAGAATTACGATGAAGTCGCAACAAGAGACAACAAAATCATTATCGCAACTTATGGGGTTGCCGCTGTGGGTATTAACATACCCCGCATATTTAACCTCGTGTTACTTGAACCAGGTAAGTCGTTTGTTCGGGTCATTCAATCAATCGGTCGAGGAATCAGAAAAGCAGAGGACAAGGACTTCGTCCAAATCTGGGACATTACTAGTACATGCAAGTTTGCAAAAAGACACCTCAGTCAAAGAAAAACCTACTACAAAGAAGCAAACTACCCGTTCGACCTCGAAAAGCTCACGTACAAATGATGGGGAATAACATGCGTATACTAACATTAGATAATGTATTTTATAATTTAGAGACACTACCAGAAGAAGTAGATGATTTGCGATTTGCTATCTTAGACAATTCTAACCCACAGAATGTAGACTATCATTATATTCCATTGATTTTCCTAGAGAGTTTTAGTAGTCCTGCTTTAGTTCTACGTATCGGTGACAGACAAGTTAAGATGCCAGTAGATTGGCAAATCTTGATCGGTGAGCCTGAAATGGGTGATTTAGAAACATTACCATTAACTAGTATCAATGATAGAGGGTTCAAAGCATTTGAATTTAACCCACTCACTAGTTTTAGACCCAGTTTCCAAGACATTGAAATCATAGACATTTATAATGACGTAACATGGTATGCACCTAGATTAAAAAACGGGCAGTTCTTATGTGTGCCAATTGATGACGGACCTAAACCTCGATGTGTTTACTTTGTAAAAGAGATTAGCCGTAACTGTGAAATTGTTGATTACGATCAGGTGTTCTAATGGCAAAAGAAAAAGTAAGTGTTGATGAAAAGTTTGAGAAGCAAGACTTTGACTTGTTTGATGCACTCAAAGCTATAGACAGAAAAGACTATGGCTATTTTGATAGACTGAGCGAAGAACAGCAAAAGAAGTTTTCTAGCTATATGCTCATTCATTATATGAGTGCAGTGTCTTCTAGGAATAAAGAGATTGAGCAATACTATGTGTGTGCAACTAATGAAGCTGCTAACAAACATTTGTTCAATGAGTTTGTTATGAGTCATCCTAAATTGCAGTGGTTAATGCTGTGTGCCGTAAGCCCGGGACTAGGGCAACAGTTTCACAAATGGATTCCTCACATTAGAGAAAAAGTTACTAAGTTAAAAGAACCTGCAAAAGCAAAAGAAATCAAAGACTACTATAGCAAGATTTACAGTGGATTAAGTTCTAGTGATTTGAATGATATCACTGATGCTTTCGTAGAAGAAAACAAAAAGAAGTATTATCTAGCACGAGTATATCCCAACTTAAAACACGATGACATTGAAATTCTTAGCCAACTCATTACAGATGCCGACATTGAAAAGTACGAAAGAGAACGAGGAAACTAAACCATTGAAGTATGGTTGTGAGTTTTGTAACAGGGAATTCGTTAAAGAGAAAACCCTGCTTAGTCACATCTGCGAGACCAAACATAGATGGCTAGAGAAAGACAAGCAAAGCAACCGTATTGCTTATCAAACGTTCGTTCAATTCTATGCAAAACACACTGCTGCCAAAAAGCCAAAGACTCAATTAGAATTTATTAAGAGTGCATACTATGTTGCATTCGCAAAGTTTGGAAGCTATTGTGTTGATGTAAACTGCATAAACATATCTAGATATGTTGATTGGTTATTGCGTGAGCAGATAAAGCTAGACAACTGGACTAGCGATAGAAACTATTCTAATTTCTTGTGCGAGTATCTGAGGATTGAGGATCCACTAGACTCAATTGAACGCAGTGTTAACACCTGTATGGAGTTAGCAGAGTCTGAAAACATACAACCATGCGATGTTTTAAGGTATGGAAATGCAAATAAGATTTGCTATGCCATCACAACGGGTAAGATAAGTCCATGGATGTTGTATCAAAGCAACAGTGGTGTCCGTTTTCTAGATACATTAAATCCAACTCATGTTAAGATGATAGTTGACTATATTGACCCCGAAAAATGGGCACTAAAGTTTCACAGAGAACCAGAAAATGTCAGAACAATCAAAGAAATCCTCAACGCTGGGGGGTATTAATGTGGATCATGATTATAGGGTAAAGATACCTTATAACGTAATACAGGATACCATGAGAGGCAAAGAAACTTGGAATGAAATTTGCGCTAAAGCAATGGGAATGTTCGGGCTTCCTGGAGACAAGTATTCATGTAGATTCACAAGTGAATATATTGAGTTTTGGTTCCTAGAAGAAAAAGACGCCATGTTATTTGAGTTGACTTGTGGATAAATGTCTATTATTTACGTTGCCCTCAGGTGCAGGCGGAATGGCTGCAGGCATGACCCGTGGCTCAATCATGCGTAAGCTCAGAGAACTCAATTTCAAATACAAACACAAAACACACGCATACAAATTTAAAGTCTGGCTAGAAAATGAATCTGACTATACTCACTTCTATCTTGTTTGGGAACCATCCAACCCGTGGCACAAAGCTGTACTCATTGAAGAGGATTATGTCGAGGATGAGAGCCGTAATCCGTGGCGTGAAAGCGACAAGAAAACTTAAAAAAAGTGGGTACGAAACTTGGAGGTTATATAAACACAATAGGGATCCTGATGTTTATAGATATGCTAACCACTTAGAACACTTTTACAAAGGGTACCCTTACTTGTATGCTTGCCCAAATCCAAATCATTACGCATACGAATTGCTGTATGATTACGGACCAGTGTACAGATATGGATTCCATGACATAGATGACTGGTGTGAAGAAAAAATAAAATGGAACTATCGAACCGATCATCATAGAGTTTGGCAAAACCGTGACGGAAAATATGAGTTGAATGATATTGGCGGAAGTGATATAATCTTTTATGCATTTAAAAACGAAAAAGATTTCACACATTTCTTGCTAAGATGGGCTTAAACAGGATTTATATTTCGCATCATAAACCATACTCTATGCAACTGATTGCATGGTTTACTGATAACTTCGGTCACCCATTCGAATGGGAAGGCGAAGTCCTAGAGCCAGTGAAGTTAAAAAATGGTTATCAATGGGCAAGTGGTAAACACAGATCGGGTTTTGCAATAACACCGTCCCCGATGATTTGGTGCACTGACAAGGCGTATGAGTGGTATAAACTAAGGTGGTTATAATGGAACAAGGTAGCTTTACATACAAAACAACCAACTACTACGGTAGTCTGAAAAAGATTCACGTAGTTTCTTGGAAGGGTCGAGGAGAAGTTGACGGTGACGAAGTTCGAAAATGGTGTACTGAGAATTTCGGTAAGTCTGGCTACCAAAATGAGTTAGAAGGTTCTCGCTGGTTAGATGATATAGCTGACAGCGGTGAGATTTATTTGTGCAAAGATGAAGACTTGACCTTCTTTTTGCTAAAGTGGACATGACAGAAAGAAATTGGGTTTATAGAGATTTAGTACACAAGGTACTGGTGAAGTTACCTAATACCGACACCGATAATATTGATGAATGGTGCTATAAACATTTCGGTGAGCAGGGTAAGAATTGGGATTGTTGTTTTGCTGACGATAGTCCATACAACTTTGACCAATTTTATATCTTTGCTAATCACGAAGATGCAGTACTTTTTACTCTGACCTGGCAATGAGAAGAATACACATGGAAGGGCCTACTTGGCACGACACTAAACCGGGTTGGTACCAAATTGAATTGAACCTGAACGGGCAACCAAAACGCTATCGGGAAATTGTCGAATGGCTGTATAATACTATAGATAAGCCCGAAAGGCATTGCAGATGGTTTCAGACTAGTGTGGGAATCAAGATCAAGTTTAGATATGAACGTGATTATATTTTTGCTACATTGAGATGGTCATGACTAAAATTACTATTACATGTCCGATAACTTGGTACAAACAGTGTGACTGGATTGAGGCTAACTGCAAGAACTACAAAGACATGACCAATTGGAGCATGTGGCAGATTGGGCAAGATGATATCTATTTTTTACTAGAAGATAAAGACGCAGTTTGGTTTAAATTGGTGTGGTAATGAATATTGAAGAAGAAAACTTGAAACGAACTCTAGCAGAAAAACCTCTACTGCAAAAAAGTCGTTGGTGTAGTTTGGGATTCCATATATGGGAGCAATGGTCTAACCCGTACCTTCCTGGTAAGCAAGGGAATACTAATGTTCAGCATAGGTATTGTGCATCGTGCCGAAAAATGGAAGCACGTAAAATTCTTATTAGTAGTGTATGAGAACAAGCATTTGGTTTAGAACAGAAGAAAAGCAACCTGACAAGTCGGGATATTATCTTTCATACCGTGGCTGGGGCATGGGTGGCAAGGGTGATGGAGACTGCGACCATGGATATCTGTATTATCATAAGAAAACAGATACATGGTATAGTCACGAAAGTGACGTTCGTTCGTCATTTCCTGACACTGCTATTGTATATTACTGGACTGATGCTACACCTGATGATTGGACAGACCAAGACCCTCCTAGTGTTAAACTGCGAAAAATAAAAGAAGAACACAACGTAGCACTAGAATCTGCCTACAATGATGTGTTGATTGCTATTGACAAGTACAACATGATTAAAGAATTAGTAAAATGAAACACTTGACTGATACTGAATTTATTGATTACTGTTTGAAGTTTGAAACAGACCCCAAAATTGTTCGTCTGGCAGGAATAATGGACAGAATGCCAGGTATTATTCTGGATGAATTAGAACATGCTGGCATGGACCCAGAGAATTGCACATTTGAAAATACGTATAGTCCTGGACAGTACATTGCTCACTTAGAGAATGAGATTGAATATCTCAATAGAGAACTGAGTGACACATTGACGGAACTTGAGGATTGTAAAGAAAAGTATGAAACATTGACAGTAGCCGAACTTATCAATACTCTCAGAGAGAAGGCTATTATGGCAAATCACCAAGCAGAAGTCTATGAGCGTCAGCGACACAATGCTATGATAGAGCGTGACGAGATGAAAAACAAAATGGACATGTGGGCTATATTGAACCGATGAACTATTCTAATGATTTAGTACAAAGACTGCTGGATGAACTCCATGAGTTTAATAGTACCTATTGGCCCTATACAATAAAAGTTGAAACATATGATATGTTTCCTGCCGAGCGTTTTTGTTACCAACATTTCAAAACTAAGAACTGGCGCAACAGGGGCACTAAGTTTGGTTTCAAGCGTAAAGAAGATTATGAGTGGTTTGTGTTGAGGTGGAGTTGATGGAGTGCTTTTATTCAAGCGGCGGGAACAATCGCCCATATTTTACGTACAGATTTAAAGTAAAAAACTGCAATGGTGCAATGTATACATGGGCTAAAGATTATCCTAGCAAAGGATATTTCCAGCGTTTTCATGTTGAATGGGCAAGCGTATACAACAGAGATTATGATGTGATTCAGTTTGAGTGGAGTGAAGCAGCTAAAATCTTTAGAATCGCATTCGCTGGAGAATATGAAGATATCACTATGAAAGAATACAGACTTGATTGAAGTAAAAATTCTTGACAAAAAGCCAAATGATTTCTTAGAGATAGTACAACAACTGAGAGATAAAGGATATGTTCAAGGCGTAGACTTTGACTTTGCCTACCATCCTCCCAAATTTGATGACTTTTCAGGTGATGCAGTCTATAATAGATGTGTAGTGTTTACTTTTTATAAAGAAGAATTAGCAACATGGTTCAGTCTGATATACCATTGATAGATAGAATGATTATGGAAAAACTTGATGAACTGTCAAAAAGCATTGACAACGATGTTCTGCGAGTTTCTTTAGTCGAAAGTGGTTGGACAGAAGTCTCGTTTTATTACAATAACTCCAAACATGCTGTTGATGTTTTAGAGTGGATAGGTAATAACGTAAAAGAAAATCAATGGTCACGATTGAATAGTTATTTTGTTTTCCGTAACAAAAAAGATGCTGAGTGGTTCATGTTACGATGGCTATAAAGTGGAACAGAAGCGTAGGCTATAACTTAGATCGCTATGCTGCAATGAAAATGGAATATACAATCATCAAAGACGGTGCAGACTGCTATCCATGGAAAGAAGTCTATGCTTGGTTGCCGGTAAAAACAATTACAGGCAAAGCTATATGGGGTAGAAAAGTTTATAAAAGAAAAGTCTGGGTTGTATGGGGTTCAGGATTTCATATGGAACCAGAAGTTCAATATGCCACAGCATTTGATTTACTAACTCACAATGATAACAATCACACTGGATAATGGTCTAACTGGGGAACAAGAACAGTGGCTTGCAAAGAATGTTGGGCCCAGACTCCATTACCTTCATAATAGTATAGGTGGTCAAGGTTGGGTAGCAAAACTACAATGGAAACCAGGAATGGTTAGTAAGTACTGGAATCTGACGTTAGAAAACGATAGCTATGCTAGCTTCTTTCTACTAAAATTTCCACAAAGGAATAATCATGGCGATAGGACCTATTGACAATTTTCACCCTATTATTGAATACATAGATCCAGTTCGTAAGAACAATGACTATGCTACTAAAAAGCAATATGAAGTAGGGAATAAAGATTCTCTAACCCACATCAAATGGTGTCGTAGAAACTTAGGTGAACGTGGAGATGGTTGGGACTTTGCAGGTTCTGGGAAAAGTCTTACTATCTTTATATGGTCAAATAAGTTACAATTTATGTATGAAATGTGGCAGAAATAATGTGTGAACATCTACCCAATCCTCTTAGTTTATTTGAAGGATTAGAAATAGAAACAAAAATGTGCTCTATGTGCAAGAGAGATTTACCTACATCATCTTTTGCAAAAGAAGGGTCAAAAGGTTATCTTAGATATGAGTGCAGAGAGTGTGCGAAGAAGCATGGTAAGCTGGTTGCTAAGATAAAGAAATCTGCACCCAAAGTATCTGAGAATCACAAATGCCCCATCTGTTTACGGGAAGTATCAGAGTTAGCAACATATGGAAAAAACAAGAAATCAGTTTGGGTCGCCGACCATGACCATGAAACAGAAGAATTTAGAGGCTGGTTGTGTCATAAGTGTAACCTAGGATTAGGTAACTTAGGTGATGATCCTGAAAGATGCAGGCGAGCGATGGAGTATTTAAATGGCAAATGATGTAATGATTGACTTAGAAACATTAGGTACTACACCTGATTGTGTAGTACTTACCATTGGTGCAGTTAGATTCGATCCTAAAGGAGTAGGTATAGCAGAGAAATTAGAACTACGTCCTACAATTGAGGATCAAACTGAAATATACAATAGGAGAATTAATGAGGATACACTACGATGGTGGTCTACACAGAGCCCTGAGGCACTTGAAGAAGCATTGGGGGACGGGGGACGAGTCCCATTTAGTGAATGCATGGAGACCCTTTATAAGTTTTGTTGGAATCGCCGTGCTGTATGGAGTAATGGTGCTCCATTTGATCTCGTGGTCATGGAACATGCTTGGAGACAAGTTAGTGACAAGCCAAATCCAATCCCCTGGCCTTTCTGGACAATGCGAGACACACGAACATTATGGGAAATAGCAGGCGTTAAACTTAAAGACGGCGGACATGTAACTACTCACAAAGCAGTTGAAGATGCTGAACGACAGGCTATCGTAGTACAGCAAGCATACATGAAACTAATGAAAGCAGGATTAGCTCAACGATGAAGTTTAATAGTGACATTGATATTGACTTTGGCGATAGGGACAAAGTTCTCACTTTAATTGAGCATGTCCCTGCTGCCATGCGTAATGTTAATCCTATTAGAAAACATGCTACTGGAGTACATGTAACTAAAGTTCCTTACGATCCTGTCAATGATATGGCTGCAATTGACTACACAGATGCAGAAAAGCGTGGATACTTGAAGCTAGACATGCTGAATGTTCACGTGTACAACCATGTGCGTAGCGAAGAACATTTAAAAAGGTTGATGTGCGAACCTGATTGGGATAAACTTAGTGACTCAAAGTTTGTAGATAAACTGATTCACTTGAGCAATCACTACAATAGCATTAGAAAAATGCCTGAACCTATTGATAGTATTCCAAGACTAGCTATGTTTTTGGCTATTATTCGCCCTGCAAAAAAGCATTTGATTGGATTGCCCTGGAAAGATGTTGCAAAAACTGTATGGAATAAGGGTAGTGATGGGTATACTTTTAAAAAATCACACGCTATTGCGTATGCCCATTTAGTTGTAGTTCACATGAACCTGATAGAAGAATTAGGGGATGCGCTTGACGAGGGTTATACTTTTTCTCTTTGACTTTCTTTTACTTAAATCTAACATACTGCATATTGGACCATGTAATATAGTTAGACTCTTGTTATTGAAAGTTCTTAGATAGGGTTTAAACATTACCCATTCTTCCTTTAAGAACATATTAATGGGGACTAAGCGATTTGATTCCCACCACCATATGTCCCCTAATTCTAAGAATTTTTCACGAACCGACTGATCCACGATGGATCCGTAATCGTAGATTGTGGTAACTACGTCATCCCTGTTTTGTACTATACCTACGTAATCTTGTCCTGCGTATGAACATACGGTTATGAATGGATGATTTTCGGTTAACTTCTTAAAAAACTCGTTGTGCAACATTTATTGTGTTCTCGGTAATAT